TAATTGCCGTGCCGTTGAATGCAATCCAGTTCCACGGGCGATACATGGTCCACCCAGTTGAACCGGGAGAACTATATGTTTCTTCGAATCCACTGTAGGCTATGAAATACACGCGTTCTGTAGAGCTAAGTTCTGCAGCCGTTCTGCCGCCAGCCCAAGATAATATTGATAAACCTCCCAGTCCTGATCCCACGGTACTTTTAGCATTTAAGTTTGTATTCCTTACGAATTCTAATAACATTCTTTCTTTTTGAAGATGAGCAGAACCAGTAATGAATTCTGCATTTCTTTGATAGGTATAAGATGTATTTTGCAATGGCTTGAATGTTTCATTTAGAAACCCCATTTCGCCAGCGTAAACGGTCTGCAAAGCCGTGTCTGATGGCGCTACAAATAGCCAAGCGTTTTGTCTTTCTATGACATTTATTGTTTTGGGATCGGTTGTTATTCTGTATGCGGTCGATCTTGTATCACATCTTAAAACTACGCTGTAGATTCCACCTATTGTATAAAGAGCCTTGGTTTCAGGGCTATCACCATGCGTAAGTGTGTCGCCCATGTCCCAAGTAAAGTTTACTATTGGGTCAATAATATTTCCGCCGACTATATGAGCGCCGCTTAATGTTCTGTCTGGATCTAATGGATCCACAGCATTGCTTGTTGCAACATAAACATATACACTTGTCGGCGTCTTTAAAAAATTGTTTCCATTTGTATCGAAATTTTGCTGACCTGCTCTGACATCATACGCGATTACTGCAGGATCTGGTGCCAACCATAGAGCATCAATAAAATTTTCAAAAACTACAGTATCGCTTCCAAACATGTTGGTTACTTGCAAAGAAACAGTGTAAATGTTAGGAAGAACATAAGTGTGCGTGATTGTTTTTTCAGATGTGGTTATTTCTGTTCCATCTCCAAAATTCCATTTATAGGTGATATTATTGCCATTTACTTGCTCTCCCAAATACAAGCTTGTACTGGTAAATAATACATTGAAAAATGGCGCTCTGCCTATTCTGTTGTCCGCAACAAACCAAGCTCTTGGTGTAAAAACTGTTTCAAACAGATATTTTGTTCTTGCAGATATTGTTCCTTCGAAAGGAACAAAAGAAGTATCTGATTTTAATCCCACAAAGTCTTCTATAGAAATAATTGCATTTTTAATTGCATTGTGGTGTTGCGCTGTAACATTTAAACTAACAGATGTAACGGTCGCTGGCTTATATGAATCTGGAGTTTCTGGCAGAACAGTTAAGTCCGTAAAGAAAAATCCTTCATTGCTTTTGGTGTTGTAATAGATAGAAACGGCTCTTTGACTAGGCGCGCTGCAATTTTCTGTTAATGTGATAATTCCAGAAGCTGGAAATCTTGCCATAATATAAGGTGCTACTGAAACATATACTACTTTGTCGCCCGGATTGTAATCTTTGGCTAAAGGTATTGTCAAAGCATCTACAACGTTATATAAATTTGTTGAAGTATCGTATGATGTTGGATAAACATTAGAGGGTATTGACATCAAGACACCTCTACAGTTTCTTGGAATATAGCTCGAGTGGTAACATTGTCTTCAATCGTTATCAGCACTGATGGTCTATAGGTTCCGGGTTTGTTATATTGGTGTGTAACAACATGCACATTTGGGTCTTGTTGGAAAGAATACTCTCCATCTCCAAATTGCCATAGCCTATTCAAAATAGGCCCTTCAGTCTGGTCATAAAACGTGAATGTAGTAGGTGTTGTGGAGGATGACGTGGCAGTGGTTATACTTACGCCCGCGCTAGGTATTACATATCCAAAAGGTACTACGTATTGATTGCTAACACTTATGTAAGAAAGTTTGGTGCAAACTCCTTGTCCTCCTACGCTAGAGATTACGCGAAGTTGCACGGTAAAATTACCAGATTTCAAATAAGTGTGGGTTGGATTCTTCTCAATTGAAACTGCGCCGTCGCCAAAGTCCCAAAAAAATCGATTTACAATCCTGTTGGTGAAACAATGGAAATTAACAGTTAATGGAGGTGCGCCAAACAATGGGAAAGCCCTAAATACTGCGTTTGGTGCCAAATATTTGTATTCCAAATCAGCTAAGAGCCCGTTTACGGTATTTGTTGCAAATGAATTAGTAGTTGAATCGTATGGATTTTCTAGCCCGACAAAGTTTTCTATATTTAACGCGGCATCTCTTACAGCGTTGTGATGCTCGGCAAAAACTCCAGACTCTACAACTGTGTTTATTGGCCAAGAGTTTACTTTGCTTATCAAATTTCTTTCATTACCAAGGAAACCTCTTTTTAAACTGTAAAAAGTGTTTTCAGTCTTATTGGCGTAGTAAATGTACTCTACAGAAAGTCCTTTTTTATTTGGCAAAGATAATCGCAATATTCCTTCAGAGGGAAAATTTGCTGTTGTATCAACAACCAAAACGTCTCCGGTAACAGACAAAGTTGCTTTGAGCACTGTTACGCTGTTATTTTTGGCTTCATACAGGTTATTAAAGGAATCTACTGCCGCTGGGTAAAGCGATAAATCTCCAATTTCATAACCCGAGTCATTTGATGCTATTTTATCAACTGGCATATATCTTAGTTATCTATTATTGAGCAGTTTTTGATTAATTATATCGAGAGCGCCCTTGATATTTTCATATATTTTTGACTTTATGGGCACTGCCAAGCAACTTTTGACAAATTCTGGGCTTAGCGGCTGTCCAAGAAGATTTGCAATAAGGAATTCTGTTTCAAATTTACCATTCCAGTACTCAAGCTGCGCGTCTTCTTCGTTATACTGTTTGAATTCACTAATTCCGCCTAGGCTTTCGAATGTTTCTAGGAATACCGACAATTCATTTTCTACATTGCTTTTTTGGGTTTCTAATAAACTTTTGGTTTTAAAAAGCTTTTTTAAAGCCCTTTCTTTTTTTCTGATATTGATAATTTTTCGAGATTTCGCAATTTCGGATTCTGCTACTAATGACTTTTCTTCCTCAACATCCAATTTTGCCAGTTCAATATTGTCATTTAACTCTTCTGCATCTGTTGCTAAATTATCAAGACTCTCAGATCTGGACTGTATTTCCCTGATACACTGCCACATTTTTCCTATTTTGCTGGATTCTTTTCCAATTATGAAGTTTTTAATCTGAAAATTGGAATGGCAAGAAGGTAGCCAGCAAGATTCTAGAATTGTGTCTGCTTTTTCTTTAACTCTCATTATGTTGCTCCAACTATAGCTTTAAATCTGGCTCCAAGGCTCATTGCCTTGTCTGCCCAAACTAATTTAGTAAAATTGAGATTATCTCCAGAACCAAAATTGCCTACTTCTGAATGAAATTTTTTGTTAATTAAAAGACCATCCAAACTGCCATCCACGAAATTCCAAACCCTGTTGACCACAGGAAATATGACATCTTTGTAGCTTTGTATATATCTAGAAAGCTTGCCGTCTATGTTTTTTGGTAATTTTCTGCCAGCAAAAACTATGTAAATCCAGTCTGTAGATGATACTTTGCAAAGTTCATCAATCATGCTTGTTAAACAAATTCCTTTTTTTATGTAATTAATTTTCTTTTGTTTTAATTCTGAATCATCCTCAGATTCCATTATCGCTACCAATCTAGAAGCTTCGTAGCGAAGCGAAAATACCGATTCGTAGCTTGTCCTTATTTGTTCGAATGACTTATTTGCAGCCAAAATTCCCACAGTTAAACTCAGTTCTTTTTCACAGTAAATCATTTCATTCCCCCTTAAAGGAATTAGAACATGATTTAACCGAAAAATCAAGCTGTGGTGCTAACGCGGAAATCAATCATAATAACGTCTTGGCTAGATAATCCAGAATTCAAACTAAATCCAAGCTTGTCAACCGTTGGAGTAAAGCTTCTTGGAACCCACTGAAATGTTGGAGTTCCAACCAATGCAACACCCGACATAGATGTGGCGTAAACAGTTGTTGTGTCGTAAATCCTTATTCCATTGATGTATACTTTTAAACTTCCGCTTAAAAATGGGTCACTTGTGCCAGTCAAATAGTTTCTGTAATCAGGAGTCGGAGTGCTAGGAACAGGCAAAACACTATCGTAATGCATGTGACCGTCTGGTTGGGCTACTACATTCGCCGTAACTTTTTGGCCATCTGCAACGGACCAAGTAACAGTTGGTGAGGGTTCAAAAGTCAAATAATTTTGGTCAAACAGAATAATAGAGTCTAAATTTAAAGATCCGCCTGTTCCCGTGGCCGTTTGTATTTGTACAGAAAAATTTGTGGCATCAGTTGCTACGGTTGCCAGTTTATCTCTTTCGGCCTGAGTCATCCTGACATACGAAACATTATCTGGTCCTTTGCCGTCTGTATGATAACCAATGTTGTGCAAAGAAGTATTAACAGCCAAGGAAGTTAAATTGCCAAGCGAATCCATAGATTGATTTAAACGCACTGGCAGAGTTCCCGCATCGCCGGCAGCCTGTTCTAAAATTGCAGTATTCGCATCTACTTGTTCGTTTATGATATCGTCGCGTTGAATCAGACCATCTATTGGCAAATTATCGTATGTCCAATAGTATGGCATCGTAGATGTATAACGTGGCACATTATTTGGAAGTTCTGGCATAATTTACCTTAAATTAATTAAAAGTTCTATTATAGTTATTTCCTCAAGACAAAATTTAGATGAAATTCAACGTCCAGTTGAATGTGATTTGAGTTTCGGCTGTCTTTTTAATCTTTGGGAATGTAGTCATGCTATAAAGAACATTATTAGTCATTTGAAGCGCCATTTCACTAAGATAAATATCTACAGCGTCATCAAAAAGCAAAGTTGTAGTGAATACAGCCTGCGTAGTAACATTCTGACTTACATAACTATTTACTAATTTTGTAGCAACAGGAGGTCCGAAAAGTGAAGTTCTTTTTGGACTAACAACCTTCGGAGTTTCTCCGTCAAGTCCATTATTGCCAAACTGCATGGCGTTTATGTAAAGACTTGGCACTAAATTGGTAGCAACGCTTGAGTTCACACTGGGGCATGTACCCAAAGTGTTTGTTAAAACCTGCGCAAGGGCTTCTCGGCCACCTAGCAAAACGGTGTTTGGGAATCCCATTTCATATCTTTTGCCATTCCTATATTCTATAATACAATGAACATCACCAATTGTTCTTATTGCAGTTTGCTCGTTCATTTTATTTCTCCACTTTTTTGAGTTTGACCATCTTTTGTTTGCACAACGAAAGATATTGATTCGTTTGTTTTTACAACATCATTTGGCTGCGAAGTGCCTTGTTGTTGCTGCATTTCCTGCATATTTAACATAAAACCCCCAGCACCACTTGTTTCGTAATTCCAGACAGCTTGGCCAGCTCTATCAACATAATACAATGTTTGGCCGTTTATTGCTTGAACACTTTTAGGTTCCTTTATTATATTGTACTCGTTTATGGCATAATCGAAACTTTGCCCTCCGCCAGATATCTGTGTGCCTACGCTTAAAAAATAACCATTTATTTCAACTAACCCCACAGTTCTATCATCATGAACTGTTTTATCAGGATCCACAAAATTTACAAATATAGAATAATCGTAGTATGATGATCCAACTTCCAATGTTAATATTGTGCGTTCGGGAATTAAAAGATTTCTAAAAACTACGGTTTCTGGATTGTAAAATGTTATAGTTGGCGAAATATCTGCTACCAAGCCAGTATATTCAAAAGATCCTATAGTCTCAATCAATCTGTTGTAAATAGTTCCTGTTTTTGAAACTGGCGTAAGTCCAACATCAAAGTCCATGACATAAAAAGTCATAGAATCATTGGGATCGATGCTATAAAATTTGTAATATGATGATGTAGTGTTATCGTAATAATATAAATCTGGGCCCGGAACCGGATAACAAATGGCAGCGAAATCATAAGTTCCAGTAAATTTTGCAATTTTGCAAACCTTATACTCTCCGGTTAGACTAGTTAAAATTGTTTCATTAGTGCTAGACATTATAACTTTGTAAGTAACTCCGTCAGCATCCACGTCTGATAAGGGATTTGCAATTTTGTTTTCCAAGTACACTGCATTATTGTTAAGATATAAAATCGTATAATTTATTCCATTTATTTGAATATAATCTGCCTCGGGCCCGTTTTCAACCTTAGTTTTTACTGCATAGTGATATATTTGATTATCTTTTTCATAAGCTATGTTTAAAAAATTAACATCTTTATCTGTTAAAGAAAATTGGTAGAAATTAGATGCTGTGAAAGTTTGGGTCGTTAGATTATTGCTGAGTCTCCACCCAAAAGGCGAACCTACTGTTATAGATGCAAACGGTTTGGGAGTTCCACTCTCGTCTAATACTAAACTATATGGCTGCACATCTTGGATTTTATTTACATATTTGCCTTGCTTTGGGCCGTCTAAAATTTCCAGAAGATTGTCTGTTAATTGAATATTTAAAGAATTGAAATTTAATACATTTCTTTGTGGTTTAATTACAATATTTTTATTGTAAACATTTAAAGCACCATTGCGTAATGGAGTTATATTTTCTGTTGCAAAATCAGTTCTAAAAAATGTCATCTGGTGTTCTGCATTAGTATATGCAGCCATGGATGCTCCATAGTTATAAAACAAAGATCGGCGATTAAATGCAAATTGAGCATCCCCAGCAATAAAGTAGTCATTGTAAGTTGTGTTTATAAGCCATTCGATTCTCTCTATTGGCGGCAAGATAAAATCTTCGAATGTTCCCACAACATTCAGAGTTCTTAGAACAGAATGAAATGGTGTATAGTCATTGACTATTCCTATACATTCTGAAATTCTGAAATCGCTTAAGTTTGACACAAACAAAGTTAGTCCATAGTATGCACTAATTGCTCCGGAACAAGTTTCCAGATAGCTAGGTGCCATATCTGCTGGATTTGTGCTATCGCGCAAGCTTCCGTTGTACTCATCCATGTTGTAAACATTTTCGCTGTATGGGAATTCCGTTCTAATTTGTCCGAAAACTATTGGATTATAAAATGGATTTAGAACAGGTATAAAAACTGAGAACAAAGGATCGTCTTGTAGTATTAGTCTCATATTCCAGTTTTTTGGCGGCATATCTGGAGTTATGAGAAAATAATCTCTAAAGTCTTGCAAAGGAAGGAAATCGCGCCAATATTCGTATAATGCAACCTGCGTGGATGTCATGTTTTCTGTGACATAAGTTATCAAAATTTGGTCGCCATTTGACAAAGTTTTTACGGACGCATCCCAAGTCAAAACTGTTTGGCCCTGTGCATTCTGCGAAAATGATGCAACAGACAAGCTCTCATCAACCCACAAAGATGTGCCAGCAACTGCTAGTTGAATTTTAAACAAAGCACTGTAATCATCTAAAAGACTATCGCTAGTAAATTCATCTAAAACAAATTCGTAGCTATTAGTGTAAACCAGTGTTTGCGTGTAAACTTGGGGCCATGCTATTTGCCAATATTGAAAATAGTCGGTTAAGGTAATTCCTGCCTGTGAAAACGCTTGCTTCAAAGATTCCAAAGTGCCTTTTTTCTTAAATTGCGGAACAGCCGTTATGATTTGTCCGCGCCATCTAGTAATGTCTAAGCTTCTTAACTTTAATCCAAACATATTTGCCAGCAAAGTCAAATAAGGCTCAGGAGTTACATTTGCATCAAGAATATCTATAAGCCTAGAAACCTGATTATCTATATCAGTAAAGGACTTTCCTATGGATTGATTTAATGCTTCAAGAGTAAAAACACTGTCATCATTTACACTGTATTTTTCAAAGTACATTCTTGGAAGATAGTTGTTCAAAAGAGTGAAATATTTTTCAGGAGGGCACGCGTGAGATGGTATTGCTACCTCTGTTTGAATAGCAGCAGATACATAAAAGTGCAAATATTTTGTAATGGTCTGGGTTGTGTAAGCGGAACTCTGCATCTTGTAGCTGTAACAGATGAAAAAATCGCCTTCTTTAATTGGGCCCGGAATCCATAAAAACCTAAAATGTCCATTTGATAGTTTCGGATCGTCTTCTACTCTTTGTACTATAGCCGTAGAATTATCTTCACCTTGAATCCAAAGTTCTGCTCCGCCGTCAGCACAACCAATTCCAGCACAAAATACGTTAACAGATTCGTAATAATAAGTTGTGTTTGTATCGGCACCGGGCTCGACATTTGTCCCAGTAGTTGGAACCAAAGCATTATTTAGAAGCTGAGATTCAAGTCGTTCTTTTAGTATTTGCAAATGCTGTTTTATTTGTTCGTCTGTTTCTACACAATAATCTTCTGTTGCAACATATACTGCGCGTTGCAAAAGTGGATCGTAAGTAATTTGCTGATTTGTGAATTCGTTTGCTAATACGGGACTTCTAGAAATGAAGAAAATCTTTATTGAGTCAAAAGATACAGGCTGTTGAGTAAAACAGCCATCCGACATGGGCGTGAATAAATCAAACAGTATAGTGTCTGAAGTTTGCGGATTTTTGTCATATGGTACAATAGGCATCTTTCACCATTACTCGTAATTATAGTTCAAAATAACATTGCTGGGTCTAATTATTGCATTAAACTGCGGAACAACTTCCATAGAGTTTGTTAAATTGGGATTATTTGGAACTAGTGGACTTGCCAAATTTTGCGGCTCAACCACAAATTGAATATCGTACTTATAAGGCTCATTTATATTGGCAAGAGACTTCAAAACGTCTATTTGCCTTAGAGCCTGCCCATAGTTCCAATTCTTTACGTTGAAAAAGGTTGTAAGTGCGCCAAGAATCTGCGTTGTAATTTGTTCTTCGAATGGTTGATATTGCGGCGTTAAGAATACGTCAATATTCAATTGCACATATACCACGGATCCATCTTGTATTGTAATGCTATCTGTGAGCATTTTCTTGCCATCCAGATATTCCTGAAGTTCCACTTTAAATTGCGATGATGGCGCAGCAAGCCCATCTACGCCCTCTGATACTAAAACATATAAAACAATAAGGTTTGCGCTACATCCGCTATGCCTCAAAGTAGCAAGTCCTTTTCCCGTTCTGCCGTTGTATGCAGTTGTAAATAAGTCTACTAAATTTTTGTAATCAGTTCCTGTTACTGCCCTGTTTTGAACATTAGTCCACGCGGGCAAATTCCGTCTAATGTCTTCAATAGTGTCTCCGTCGTACCCATATCTGCCTCTAGTGTAGTTGCTAAAGTTGACAGGAACACTATATCCCCTACCCTCAAGAGGAATCAAAATATCCGTGTTGATAAAATTACTTACTATGTTTCCAACAACACCGCCGCCCACTCTGTAAACAACAGTTATGTTCGCGCCATCTGGCGGCACTAATCCTGCCCTATTATTTCCAAAAATAACAAAAACTTGATATTGCGAATTATATTCAATTCTATATTCTGCTAACGGAGCGCTTTCGGTGAAGAATTCAACTTGCTTCCATTGAAGGCCATCTACATAAACTCTGATGCTTCCAAGAAGAACTGGAGCAAATTCCAAATTTAAAACTTGGTTTACGTCTCCTGTGCCAACAAAAGTTTGAGTATAAGTCTGCCCTTCCAGACCAACAACGTTTGTATTTTGAAGATTTCCGGCCTGAATAATAATAGGCTGATCTAATAATGGCCTTTCGTACTGATCTGCAGGGAAAAGTTCTATCGTAATTGGAATATTGTTATTTACTAAATCTATTTCTAATGGCGTGGGTATGATTAGGTTTATGTCCTGCGGAGTATTTATTTTTGCTGTCCACAGGCTTTTGCCAGCAATAGGAGGGGTAGGCTGGTAACCAACTAACTTTGCAAGTCTGAACGCACTGTCTAATTCAGATACAGTATCAATAAAAACTTCATTAGCAACTTGATCAGTCTTGAAACTTAATGTATCACCAATAAATGCCCAGTTTTCGATGAGCATAATTGCCAAATCAGATTCAATAAAGTCATTAAATTGAGATCCAAAATTATCTCTGCAATACGCTACCAATCGGTTCTTTAAACTCCAAAAGTCTTGGTTTGTATAGTTAAGACTTACTGGAGTGGTTCTATTCGGCGTTGAAGTCAACTTGCTTGGCAATACCTCAAATGGACAAATATCTGCCATATTACACTCCTGTTGGTAGTTTTATTACCAATCTTTCTACTGCTTGAATTTTATTAGGCAAATAAAAGCTCAATTTTACGTAAACACTATTTGTGTCCATATTTGCGGCTATTGCTGCGTCCCCAGACAATTTATTTGCTTCATCTGTCACAGTAATTTCCGTAACAACTATTCTCGGTTCCCACTGAGTTACAGATGCCACAATTA